GCAATAAGAAGATGTGGTAAAAAGAAATGAATATAGAAGAAGAAATAAATTGGATATTAGTAGACGGAGGCAATGGTTTAGATGTGCTTTGGTTTCTACTCTTACATAGTCCGTTTATACAAGGTTTAGTCTCCCTAGGCCTCCTTATCGCCGTCCTATGCGTATATTTTGACAAAGATGATGAAACTAGTAAGCATATTAAAGACGATACTTCTCATATGTTATAAATATTGCTAAAGAAGGATAAAAACTATGGCGATTCCAAGTACACGACAAACATTAATTTCATACGCTAAAAGAGCGTTAGGGCATCCTGTTATTGAGATAAATGTTGATGATGACCAAGTAGATGATAGAGTTGATGAAGCATTGCAATATTATCAACAATATCATTATGATGGTATCAGAAGAACATATTTAAAATATCAATATACACAGGCTGACAAAACTAGAATACTAGCAGATACTTCTGAAGGTGTAACAAAAAATAGTGTTACAACATCTTGGAAAGAAGGCAATGGTTATATTGTTGTACCTGAAAGTGTAATATCTGTAATCAATCTTTTTCCTTTTTCTAATAAAGGAAACTTAAATTTATTTGATGTTAGATATCAATTAAGACTTAATGACTTATACGATTTTTCATCAACTAGTGTTATCAATTACGACATAGTATTAAGACAATTAGATTTCCTAGACCATATATTAGTTGGTGAAAAACCATTAAGGTTTAATCAACACGACAATAGATTATATGTTGATATGGATTGGGAAAACGATTTACAAGTAGGTGAATATCTTGTAATAGAAGCATATAGAAAATTAGACCCGGACACATATACAGATGTCTACAATGACATATGGTTAAAAAGATATACAACTGCTTTAATTAAAAAGCAATGGGGTGCAAACTTATCAAAATTTAATGGAGTTGCAATGATAGGTGGGGTAACTTTAAATGGTCAACAAATTTATTCAGAAGCAATGGCAGACCAAGAAAAGTTAGAGACTGAAATTAGAACTTCTTTCGAGTTAAACCCTGCTATGATGATAGGATAAAAAAACAATGGCCGTTAATCATTACTTTCAAGGCGGCGATGGCATAGGTTCAGACGCTGAAAAGCGACTACACGAAAACTTAATTATAGAGAATTTAAAAATCTATGGTCACGCTGTTTATTACTTACCTAGAACTCTAGTAAATAGAGACCTAATTTTAGGCGAAGATTCTGCGTCTAGGTTTGATGATAGTTACTTGATTGAAATGTATTTTGAAACGACAGAAGGTTTCCAAGGCGAACAAGAAATAATCAGTAAGTTTGGTTTAGAAGTAAGAGACGATACAACTTTTGTTGTTTCTAAAAGAAGATTTTTAGAACAAGTTGATGACCCAGCAAACTTGATGATTGATGGTAGACCTAACGAAGGTGATGTAATTTACTACCCTTTAATGAATAAGTTTTTTGAAGTTGCGTTTGTTGAAGACCAAGAGCCATTTTTTCAACTAGGTAACTTACCAGTTTACAAATTAAGATGTAAAACTTTTGAATATTCAAGTGAAGAATTTAATACAGGTCATCCTGATATTGATACTGCTGATGATAGAAAATCACTTGATACAACTTTACAATATCAATTTTTACTTGAAGATGGCACATTTAGTAGAACTTCATCAAGTGGTAGATTATTATTAGAACAAGGTGACAAACACGGTAACCCAATGTATTTAATACAAGAAGAGTTTGATGATACTACAACTGACGGAGACGCTGCTACAACTATTCAAACTAAATCTGTATATGCTGATAATTTAGATTTAGATACTGAAGCAGGCTTTGATACTGCAACGGTTTCAGATGATATATTAGACTTTACAGAAGCTAACCCATTTGGAGATGTTAAATAATGTTCGGAACACATTTTTATAACGAAGGTTTAAGAAGACTAACTATTGCGTTTGGTCAAATATTCAATGATGTAGTTGTACAAAATAAAGATAAAAACGGTAGTGTTGTTAAAAGATTTAAAGTACCTTTAGCATATGCACCTAAAGAAAAATTTATTGTTAGACTTACACAACAACCTGATTTACAAGACCAACAATTTTCTACTATATTGCCTCGTATGGGTTTTCAGATTACTAATTTACAATATGACGCAAGTAGAAAATTAAACAAGTTAGAAAAAATCAGAATGCCTAAAACTGATGGCACGGCAAATGAACAATCTAAAAAAATGGATTTTAATTTTAGTCCTGTGCCATATAATATAACTTATCAGTTGTTCATTTTTACTGCAACTGCTGAAAATGGTTTACAAATTGTAGAACAAATTGTTCCTTATTTTCAACCTGATTATACGGTTACAATAAATATGATACCTGATATGAATATCAAGCGTGATGTTCCTATTGTTTTAGGTGATATACAATATGAAGATAATTATGATGGTGATTTCAATGCTAGAAGAGCAGTAATCTACACTATGGAATTTACTGCAAAAACTTATCTTTATGGACCAACAACAAATGCTAATGTTGTTAGAAAAGTACAAAGTGATTTAGGTTCTGATACAGAAGAACCATTAGCAAGAAATGAAAGAATTACTATAACACCAAATCCTGCGTCTGCAAAACCAGGCGATGATTTTGGTTTTACAACAACTATTGATTTCTTTAGTGATGTTAAGAGATATAATCCAGAAACTGGAACTGATAGTTAATTATGAGGAAAAACAATGACAGATATAATACGAATCAAAAACGCTTTACCAGAGAACTTACATACTCAATTTAAGCAAAACATATTAAATATGGGTTGGTTTTTAGGTAGAGATATCTATCCAAATCAGTTTAAAGATAATGAAGGTCTTATAAAAGATGATAAGACTTTTCCTGCATATCAATTTGTACACTTGATTAAAAATGTAGCGATACAACCAGCGCCAATGTCACCTGCGTATGAGAGTGTTTTTCAAGCAGTTAATATTATAGCTAACAAATGTGGCTATGTATTAAAAGAAGATAAACGATTAAAGTTTAATTTATTAATGCCACATCCTGATTTTAATAATAGTATGTACAATATACCACATATTGACGATATGAAATATACAAATGAAATATGGAATATTATTTACTATCCTGAAGATTATGATGGTGATACTATTATGTTCAATGAAAAGTTTGATGGCAAAAGACCAAAAGAACTAACTATTAGAGAAAGAATAAAACCACAGGAGAATAGTGCTATAATGTTTAAGTGTGATATATGGCATACTTCATCATTGCCTATAAAGTCTCCATATAGAGTGGTGTTAAATGCAAATATAACGGTAGAAAAAAATGGGTAAATTAGAAGATAGAGTAAACGAAATATTAGGTGTCGAAAGTAAACCTAACGCTGACCTAATGGAACAAAAGAAGTTTGAACCACCAGTAGTTAGAGAAGAAGATAAAGAAAAGCAAGATGTGGATAATGACCATAAGAATAGTAGAGAATACTATTACAATCTAATTGAAAAAGGACAAGAGGCAATACAAGGTATACTTGATGTTGCAAAAGAAGGTCAACACCCGAGAGCATATGAAGTTGCATTAGCGGGTATTAAAAATGTAGCAGATACCGTTGATAAACTACAAGATTTAAATAAGAAATTAAAAGACTTAAAAGACTTGCCAAAAACAGCAACACCTCAAATTAAAAACGCATTGTTTGTAGGTAGTACAACTGATTTACAAAAGATGTTAAAAGATAAAAATAAACCAAAAGATATAACACCTAGTCAAAAAATGCAAGAGGATTTAGAACCAATAGATGAGTAATTTAACAGACGCATATTTAGGTAACCCTAATCTTAAAAAAGTAAATACACCGATTGAATTTACAGAAGAACAGATTGTAGAATTTAAGAAGTGTGAACAAGACCCATTATACTTTATTAAGAATTATGTAAAAATTGTATCACTTGACGAAGGACTTGTACCATTTAAGACATACAAGTTTCAGGACAAGATGATTACAAATATGCACGAAAACAGATTTACAATTTATAAGTTACCTAGACAAAGTGGTAAATCAACAACTATTATTTCTTATCTGTTACATTATGCAATATTTAATCCTAATTCTAGTATTGCTATTCTTGCCAACAAATCATCAACTGCAAGAGATATATTAAGTAGATTACAACTTGCTTATGAGAACTTACCTAAATGGTTACAACAAGGTGTTATCAACTGGAACAAAGGTAATATTGAATTAGAAAATAAATCTAAAATTATTGCGGCCGCAACATCATCAAGTGCTATTCGAGGAGGTTCATATAACATTATCTTTTTAGATGAGTTTGCTTTCGTACCTACGACAATCGCTGAAGGATTTTTTGCGTCTGTATATCCTACAATTACTTCTGGTAAAAATACAAAAGTTATTATCGTATCAACACCTTATGGTATGAATCAATTTTATAAACTATGGGTAGACGCTGAAACAAAGAAAAATGATTATATTCCTATGGAAGTACACTGGTCAGAAGTACCAGGTAGAGATGAGAAGTGGAAAGAAGAAACTATAAGAAACACTAGTGCTACTCAATTTGCTAGTGAGTTTGAGTGTGAGTTTTTAGGTTCAGTAAATACATTAATTAGTCCTGCAAAGATTAAAGCGACACCGTATATCAATCCTTTGAAGACTAATGGTAGATTATCAGTATTTGAAGAACCTAAAAAAGGTCATACTTATTTGTGTACGGTTGATGTTGCTAGAGGTACATTAAAAGATTACTCGGCATTTATTATCTATGATGTAACTGAACTACCATATAAAGTTGTTGCAACATTTAGAGATAACGAAATTAAACCTATATTGTTTCCTGAAATGATTGCGAAAGTATGTACACAATATAATAAGGCACATATACTTGTTGAAGTTAACGACATAGGCGCTCAAATATCAGATGGTTTACATTTTGAAATTGAATATGACAATATTTTAATGACAACACAAAAAGGTAGAGCAGGTCAGATACTAGGTGCAATGTTTAGTCAACGAGGCTCACAATTAGGTGTTCGTATGACAAAACAGATTAAGAAAATGGGTACTGCAAATATTAAAGCGATTATTGAAAGTGATAAAATGATTATCAACGACTTTCATATTATCGAAGAAATGTCAACTTATGTACAAAAAAATCAAAGTTGGCAGGCAGAAGAAGGCTGTAATGATGACTTTATGACTTGTCTAGTCATTTTTGGTTGGGTAGTCAACCAGAGATACTTTAAAGAAATGACTGATAGGAACATTAGAGCAGAAATGTATAGAGAACAAGAGAAATTAATTGAACAAGATATGGCACCATTCGGATTTGTAGATGATGGCACACCTGAAGAGGAAAAACCCTTTAGTGATGAGTATGGAACCGTCTGGCATCCAGTTGTACGCAAAGGAAACTAGTGTAGAAATGGCATATAATAAATAGTATTGATTGAGAATTTGCAATGGGCGTATGAATAATACGGACTTTGAACAAAGGTAAAATAACATTATGTATTTAAATTTAAATACAATTAACAAATAAGAGGAGAAAACCTAATGGCATTTCAAGTATCACCTGGTGTTCTCGTACAAGAAAAGGACCTAACTAACATAGTTCCTGCTGTCTCTACAAGTATTGGAGCATATGCTTTCAATTCAACTAGAGGACCTGTTGGAGAGATTACATTAATCTCTAACGAACAAGAATTAGTTAGTGTGTTTGGTAAACCTACGAAAGATAACTTTGAAGAGTATTTTACTGCTTCTTCTTTCTTACAATACTCAAACGCTCTGAAAGTTGTACGAACTGAAAATACAGGAATTAAAAACGCTGTAACAAACTCTGGTACAGCATTATTGATAAAAAATGGAAATGATTATAACACTGCTTACTTAGCAAGTGGTGCATATACAGGTATCTCTGGAATCGAATTTGTTGCTAGAAATGCAGGTGCATATGGAAATGGTTTATCTGTTTCTGTTTGTCCATCAGCAACAGCATATGAAGTTAAAGGTGTTACAACCGTTAACGATTCTGCTGTAGCAGCTGGTGATACGCAAATCACGGTAACAAGTGGAACTAATATTGGTGTAGGCGATATTATCGCTTTCTCAAGCTCTGCTGGAACAGATGACTATGATGATGGTCAGGAGTATGAAGTAACTGCTGTTGCTACAAACGACTTAACTATCAAAAGAAGAACTGGATCAGGCGGATTAACTAGAATTATTACTAACGGTGCAAATGTTAGAAGAAGATGGAAGTATTATGACCAAGTGTCTGGTGCTCCAGGAACTTCTCCTGATGTATCTGCGGCTGGTGGTTCTGGTGATGAAATGCACATAGTAGTAGTAGATTCAGATGGTACTATAAACGGAACAAGTGGCGAAGTATTAGAGAAGTTTGAAAATGTGTCAAAAGCTTCAGACGCTAAAGACGCTCAAGGTAGTAACAATTTCTATCCTGAAGTTATCTTTAAAAAATCTTCACTAATATATTGGGGAGACCACAACTCAAACGGAACTAATTGGGGAAACGCAAAAGCTAATACAACATTTACAGATGTTACTGCTCCTATCTCATTAACCTTTACAGGTGGTGTAGATGGTACAGCAAGTGATGGTGTAAGAAAGACTGCTTTTGAACTATTCCAAGATGGTGAAACGGTTGATGTTAGCTTAATAATGGCTGGTAATGCAAGCGCAACTTTAATCGGTGATTTAATTACAATCGCTGAAACAAGAAAAGATTGTGTTGTATTTGCAAGTCCACAAAGAGCTGATGTAGTTGGTATTGCTTCTGCAATTACACAAACTAACAATGTACTAGACTTCTTCAATGGTATTCGTTCATCTTCATATGTTGTATTCGATAGTGGATACAAATATATGTATGACAGATACAATGATGTATTCAGATATGTTCCACTAAATGGAGATATGGCTGGCTTAACTGCTAGAACTGACTTAACAAATGACTCTTGGTTTAGTCCTGCTGGATTAAATAGAGGTATTATAAGAGGTGCTAGTAAAGTTGCTTACAATCCAAATAAGACTCAAAGAGACGAACTTTATAGAGCAAGAATCAACCCAGTTGTTTCTTTCCCTGGTCAAGGTATTGTTCTTTTTGGAGACAAAACTGGATTAACAACTCCAAGTGCTTTTGATAGAATAAATGTAAGAAGATTGTTTATCACTTTAGAAAAAGCAATTTCTACTGCTTCTAAATTCCAACTCTTTGAATTTAATGACGAATTTACAAGAGCGAACTTTAGAAATCTAGTAGAACCTTTTTTAAGAGAAGTACAAGGTAGACGAGGTATCACAGACTTTTTGGTAGTGTGTGATGAAACTAACAACACAGGCGAAGTAATTGATAGAAACGAATTTATTGCTGAAATATTTGTGAAACCAAATCGTTCAATTAACTTTATCACTTTATCTTTTGTCGCAACTAGAACTGGTATCTCTTTTGAAGAGATTGCAGGTTAAGGAGGAAATAAAAAATGGCAAACATTAACGATTTCAAAACTAAACTTGCTGGCGGCGGTGCTCGTAAGAACCAGTTTAAGGTAACAATGCCTTTTCCTGGTTACGCTCAAGTAGGTGGTGAAACTGAAGAGTTAGCTTTCTTATGTCAAAGTACATCTATCCCTGCAATGGCAATTGGAACTACAACGGTTAACTTCCGTGGTAGACCAATCTACTTAGCTGGTGATAGAACTTTTGAACCTTGGACAATTAAGGTACTTAATGATACTAACTTTAAATTAAGAGACGCTTTTGAAAGATGGCAAAATGGTATCAACAATATGTCAGACAACGAAGGATTAGTTAATCCTGCTGACTATCAAGTTGACGCTTTTATTGACCACCTTGATAGAAACGGAACTACTATCAAATCATATACTTTAAGAGGTTGTTTCCC